CGATGATCCCGGCAACCTTGAATCGGAACTGCGGTGAATCGGTTCAAGGTTGCCGGGATCATCGTCACCCTCGGCTTCACGGCTATCTCACTCATTATCCCACCTCCTTCGGGCATGTTCAGCGGCTTGTTGTTTCATTTCAGGTGTCCAGCTATCCGATCGGGATTTGTCCTGCCAGACGCGCTCAACCTCGGTTCCATCCTGGAATACAAATATCAGGTGGTTTGCTTCGGGAACAAGGATTTCCCGTATTCGCTGTCGAAAAATGGATTCGTCGAAATCAGGAAGGCCCAGCACAGAGGCTGTGGTTTCCATGAGGATACTCTCTGGGATCTTCTTGCTTCTGCAGTAGGCCACACCGCGCTTCAAATAGGTGGCGCAGGCCCAGGCGTTTTCATACTTGGTCGCCCGGCGCTGATAATGCTTGCCGCAATGCGGGCAGCGGATCATGCCGGTAAAGGCACTGAATGTCGGCGCTACACAGGCGATGTTGCTGGCCTGCCTGTTGCATTCCATCAGGGCCATGGCCTGCTCAGAGGTCTCTCTGGAAACAATCGCCGGGTGGGAGCCTTCCACAAAATAGCGTGGCAGCTGGCCATGGTTCAGCTTCTCTTGCTTGCATATGTGGTCAACCACATATGCTTTCTGCAGGAGTGCATTCCCGGCGTATTTCTCGTTCTTCAACAGCTGTATGATTCGATTGGAAGTCCACTGGCCGCCAAAAGGGAGCGGAATAGCCCGCTCCCTCAGCGTTTCAGCGATCATGGCCACCGTTATGCCTCCCAGGTATTGAGCGTATACCCAGCGCACGATCTCGGCCTCTGGCTCATTGATTTCCACATGCCCTTTGCGGATGCGGTATCCGTACATGAAGCGCCAGTTGACCAGTTCACCCTTTTGAAAGCGCTTGCGGATCGACCACTTCATATTGTCGGATACGGAGCGGCTCTCCTCCTGGGCGAAGGAGGCAATGATGGAAAGCATCAATTCACCGTCCTTGCTGATGCTGTGGAGATTCTCCTTTTCGAAGTAGATGTCAATGCCCAGCGCCTTCAATTCGCGGGTGGTTTCCAGCAGCGTGACCGTATTGCGGGTGAACCGGCTTATGGACTTGGTGAGTATCCTGTCGATCTTCCCGGCCCGGCAATCTGCAAGGAGCCTTTGAAACTCTGGCCGGTTAGCCGAGGTACCGCTGAGACCGTTGTCGGCGTACACGCCCGCATACACCCACGCCGGATTGCGCTGGATCAGTTCGCTATAGTAGCTGACCTGAGCAGAGAGTGAGTGCATCATGGTATCCTTCTCCGTAGAAACGCGCGCATAGGCCGCCACACGTTCTCGTGCGGGGATTTGTGGCCGTTGCCGTTCTATCTTCCGAATATTGCGTGCCATTGTGAGCCTCCCTTTCAGGCGGCCTCAGGGCCGCCCCTGTCCTGTCAGTGTTAAAGGAAGGGTCGCGCTCTTGCAAGGCTTTTCATAGCGAAAGAGAGGCCGAAATTTCACGGCATACTTTGTCTCAATGGCGCAGTAATCATCGGCGTCAATGAGATTTCGCGCCATCATATCCGACAGCATAGCAACGGCGGCCAGGTAGTTGCGGTTTCGTCTGTGCTGATCCCGCGCCATCAAGCCCTCCTTCCATAACGGCCTGCCAGGTAGCATTCCCGGCTGCAGTAAACCTTGTTGCTGGAAGGGTAACTGAAAAACTGTTTGCCACAGTGCGCGCAGTTCTTCTTGACTGCGTTGTGGACGTCCAGCAGGCGATGGGTATAGTGCCAGGCATACCGGCATCTGTCCGAGCAGAATATGCGCTTGCCTTTGGTGCCTATTTTTCGCCCACAGCACAGGCAGGTCTTTTTTTCTTCCTTCTCCGCCACATCTCCATTGCGCCGGGCATAGGATTTGAGCGTATTTCTGGAAACGCCGAGGGCCTCGGCTATCTGAGAGAAGCTATTTCCGGCCCGGCGCAGGGTCTCATAGCGTTCGACTGAAAATGAAGTCATGCAACCTCCTTCTAAGTACATGCTGGCCGGGCAAGATGAACCCGGCCAGCGGTCGTTTGAGTTATTCGGCAACCTGGAGGACCTTGACGGCCTCCGGGATCATGAGGCGGCCATCCACTCGCTCGGTCATGCGGAAGCCGACCTTGGATTGCCGGGCGAAAAGCTCCGTCAGGCGGCGCAGGCTGCGGTTGCCGCGATCCGCAATCCAGTAAGCCGACAGGTCGCCGAAGGCAATGGCCTTGGAACCGGCTTCCAGCTTCGGCATGAAGCGGGAGGTATGCACCGGGCAACCGAACAGCGTCTCGGGGACGGTGTTGCATAGGCAATCGCCGCAGAGATAACGCCCCTGATCATCCTTCAACAGCGCCAGGGCCTTCGCGGTATCCTCGTGCATCAGGAACACGGCGCGCTTGCGGTAGGCCTCGTCCATGGAGTAGTACAGCGCGATCAGGTCGTCTGCTTTGAGAGCCTCGGCGTTCTGGATCGTCAGCGCCGTCTGCGCGCCACCCTCCGCCAGGATACCCGTAGGGCACTTCACGCCGTCGCCGGTAATGAAGGCCTGCTCCTCGGCTCCGGCGATGCTACGGGCGAAGGTTTCCGCCAGGAACCGCTGGATATCCACACCGGCGTCCTTCGCCAGCGCGTCCGTTACCTGGATCATCACGCCCAGCTTGTGCTGCTTCAGGGTGCGGGTGTCGAAGGTGGTATCCACGATGTTGACGGCCTCGCCCTCGGCAAGCCACTGAGCCTCCGGCGTGCGCGTCACGACGGGGATGTTCGATTCCAGGCTCTCAGCGTGGATCACGGTAGCTAGCCGACGCATGACGTTCTCGCCTTCCAACGCGCGGATGATGTACTTCTCCAGGATATCCGGCACCAGGTAGCCGCCGTGATGATCCTTGCCTTCCTCCAGGGTGTTCATTGCGGTCATGCTGCCACGGTCATGGATGGCGCAATCCATGAAGCTGTTGGCATAGTAATCGGTGCAGAGGATGCCGAGGTCGTGGGTGTGGTTCAGCGTGATGTTCTCGATAGAAGTCTTCATGATTTCCTCCAATTCTGCCTCTCGGGCGGTCAAAATAGATATGGTCCTATAGGTCGTTTTGAATTCGCGATTTTTCGCGCGCGGGTAGCGCGCCGATCCCAGTAGATTGTTCATTGGAGATTTGCTTACCCCCTACAGTAATGGTCGTGCTGGGCAGGTGTGGCCGCTTTATATATACCCTATATATTCTTCCCTATAGGGGTATATATAGAGTTGCCACACGCGCCCCAGGCATGGAGGATTCAAGGCGAAAAATGCTTGCCCTCCTGTAAATGGTTGACGTTTGTCTGAGTTTGTGACTTGTGACCACGTGACCTGGATTTTTAGAGGTTCGCGTATATACGCGCGCACGCACGCGCGTGCGCATGATAGAAATACCTTTCTCGCGTAGCTCTAAATATGGGTCACAGTGGTAACAGGTAACAGAGTATCTAAGATCATCATGATGTGTCCATTATTCTATATTCCCCCTTAATAGCAGTCGCTGTAGTTCCCGTAATCGCTGCCGTGGTTGGCTTTGATGTAGATATAGACATCCGCTCGCAGATCCATCTCTGAGCGGTTGGTGCAGATGCTTCGGATGATCTTCTCCCAGGGCATTCGATCCACCCGGCGCAGCATCAACGCCCGCATGAGTTCCTTGTTCTCTGAGATGCGGATCATCTCCGTGGCTTCGCCGCGAAGCACCTTGTATTCGTGCTCATAGCGAAAATACTGCTTTTTCGCGTTCTCCTTTTCCTGGATGTTGCCGCTGTTGCTCGCCTTGGACAGTGCGTTCGCTGCTGTTTCGGCCCGATCCTTGCATTCCCGCACACGGGCCAACAAATCCAAATACTTCATAATCTTTCTTTCTGCGCGATCTTGGCGCGCTGTTGTCATCGTGGTTCAATGGTGTCTTGTATCCTGACGGTGGGATTCCTGTGGCTGCTGCATTATAGGCAGCCTGGTTGTCTCCGGCGAAGGACTGGTCGAGCAACGATGATTGTTGTCTCAACAGTCGGGTATCCCAAGCGACGAATGCATTCAGTTTTCAAGGTGCGGAAACCGGCTGGCCAGCTGGTATATGAAAAAACACCATGACCGAGATCATGGCGTTATTCCCAAACAAAAAGGCCGCAGGCATGTGCCTGTGACCTTCGACTATTGTTCTGTCCTAAATACAGCATTCAAGCTGCATTGGTTGTGCTTACCTGCCTTTCTTCTTCATTTTACATCCTACCACATTTTTATGTCCGATGGTAGTCCATCGCATGTCCGATCAATGTCCAAAAGAAAATGTCGGATAATCCGGCGTTCTAAATACCCTATATCCAACATCCACATTATATATTATACACTTTTTTCGTGTGGCGTGCAAGCGGTCTTGGGCGGCACCTGTATGACAAAATATCTGTTCAACCAATATCGTCATTATACATGATACACCATTATCCATGTGCCCTACAAGTGTTTGCGATGTGCCCTCAATGTGAAAACCATCGAGTTCACGTTTGCCGCTGCCCTGATCCACATTGCTTCATTATACATTATACCTCGTACAGATACTGCCAGGCAACTGGCAGAGTACTGCCAAGTAGCTGCCACATCCAAGATCCGCACACATATTTTACACATTTTCATACGGTATGCAAGCGGCCTCACTATGGCATCGGTATGGCATTTTTCCCTTTGAATCCATTCCTCTGTCATTATAATTCTATCAAACACTGCCCGTATCATGCAAGTATCAGTCGCGTATCATATAAGTATCATTTTACCCATCCCGCATTCTGATTCAGTCTATTTCCATTATACATTATACGCTATTGTGGGTGTGCCAGGGAAGTGCCATCGGTGTGCAACGAAGGTGCCTCGGTCTAAAGCCCTCTTGACATCCCGGATGCAATTATACGGTACACCACAGAATAGATGCCAACTCACAGGGTTTCAGGTCATGCCCTTTGGTATAACCATCGATATTATAGGCCATATTGTAACCATATTGAGGGTGTAACAGCATATTTTGACATACCAGACCTATACGCGCGCACGCGCGTGCGCGCGCGCGAAAAAGTGCCTCGCGTGTAGCTCTGGTATATTAATCACAATTGTTACAGCCCAAAAAAGTTACAAAGGCGCGAAGCGCCCCCTGTGGTCTTCTTATCAAATTCTATTTGATAAGAGATGCCCGTTACAAGTTTTAGGTTGTTTCAGGTATTTTCAAGTAGGTAGAGCTATACGCGCGTGCGCATGCGTGCGCGCGCGAAGTATACTCTCGCGTATAGCTCTGGTATATTAACCACAGTTGTAACATGGAAAAAATGTAACAAGGCGGCTCAGCCGCCCGCTGTGGTTATATATTCTTACCTATTCAGAGGAAGGGCTGTGCCTATAAACGCCCTATTCATCGTCCAGGGCGGCAAACATGAACCGCACCGCCAGGCGCGTCCCGCTTTTGAAATCCTCCAGGCATGCTACTTCGTTGATCTCAGAACAGGTTGTGGCATATTGCCGGAACAAAGCTGCGATGTCCTCCGGCACCTTCGCTGTGATTTCATCTTCCAGCCTGGTCGCCTGATCCACGAGGACGACGTATCTTGAATGTGGCATAAGCGAGCGGAAGCTGGGGCGCACCTTGCCATGGTAGATATTGTCCAGAATACTCGACATTATGATCACCTCCGGCCAGGCAGTAGCATGCCAAACCGGAAAAGGGAAGGGGAATACCACGAAAAGAAAGCGTCGATTTCTCTGGATTGCAGCTTGTCTTTTCCGGACGTCTGTGGTAACACTCACTCAGCTGCAAGGCAAATATGACAGATACGGAGGTAAGGAACATGAAATGCGGAAAGCTGACAGCGAAACTGAGGGATGCGGTACCGGTGCGTTTTTACGAGGAAGGCAAGGAGATCAAGCGATACAAGAACATCGAGATCCCTGACGCCATTAAGGAACTGGAATTCCAGGACTTCAAATTCGACGTACCGCTCAGCGGAGCCATCACCTTCAAAATCTTCTTTGCACCGGGAATCCTGCCGGAAGTCTGGCCCGAACCCAGGCAGCGCAGGACGCGCGCACAGATAGCTGCAGAGAAGGCGCAGGAAGCCGCTACAGACGATTTGGAGCAGATGGAGGCAACAGTGCAATCAATGGAGGAACCCGTCCAGGATACCCTCGAAGCGCCTCAGGAGGCCGCCGACCAGCAAAGCGAAGAACTCCAGCAGGAACCAGTGCAAGCTGTCCAGGACGCCATTATCGACACCGAACCTGATCCCGAGGCTACGCTGCTGCCGGAGCAGATGGAGGTACACTTCGACGTAGAGGGCAGCGCACGAAAAGCTCTGGCCCACGCCATAGGGGAAAGCATAGGTGCAAATCCCAGCTATAAGGCCGCTCCCAGCTTTGTGTATACCATCGGGGAATACAGCCTGGATCGTCACGGTGTTTTGACTGGCCCGCAGAACCAGCAACTGCTTGCCACCTTGGAACAGGACGGATATCACATTAAGTAAACCACGCAACCACGATCCCGGCACGCATTGATGCCGGGTGTGGTTGTCAAAGCTTTAGATATATTGTTGCTCAGTGGAAACGTGCGAAATCCGCACACAGGTATTTCTCAATCTGTCTTGCATTTTA